AGTCATCATGGACTCCTTGAGCAGGGAACAGGATTAACTGGTCTACAAACTCATCCCAATCTTCTTCCGAATTTAACACAATTCTGCCATGCTCGAACCTACCTTGTAAAGCCCAGATGATTCTGTCTGCTTTTTTTCTATTCCCGTGGGTCAAATCCACGATATGAGCATAGGTGTTGTTCTTTCGCATCAAGTCTGAAAGATAGGGCAAAACAGCGTTCTTTAACGCCCCCCTCTCTATCCCCACACTTAAAGGGCGGTAGTCCCGAATGGCAATCAGTATCTTGGAGGCGGTCTCTCGGATGTCCCAACGTCCATGTTCAATCTTCTCAACAAACCACTTTCCATCGTCTGTGACCTTAACTATTGAGATAGCAGACTCGTCCAGACGCTTCTTAGAGTTGGCTGCTTGTTTGGCAACTTCCTCGAATCCCGCAAGGTCAACAGCGATGTAATAGCTTCCATGTTCAGGTTTTACCCCGTATTTGATCCACTCTTCCTTGAAGATGTCAGAACCCGCATTGGTGAAAGAAGCCATAAACTCTTGCTTGAAAGCGAAGGAACTCAGGGTCTTTTTAGCGGAATCTATCTCTGCTTGGTCAATCAAGGGGTTATCAGCAGTGGTGAAGTGCCAACTCTTCCAATCAGGATCATCTTCTGACTCACCTAGTTTGAAGGTATCGTAGAACCAATTGCGTCCTTTGGGAGTGCCGATAAAGAGTGCTCTCCCCCGTTTATCAGACAAACTTGCTCGAATGACCTGTTCCCATGCTTCGGGTTTAATGTCGGCAACCTCGTCAAGAACGGCATAGGTCAGAGAGACTCCACGGAGCGTATCAGGTCTATCCGCACCACGAACGTATATCCTAGCTCCGTTTATCAGGGTAATGTCTAGGTTGTTGACGTGACTGCTCTGAATAACCTCTCTACCAAGGTCTAGCAATAAGTCCCAGATAATCTGTCTTGATTGTCCCATAGTGGGACTCACATAAAGAACCGCAGAGCCTTGTGGACACTTGAGTCCTTCAATCAGTAGGGTAACTGCCGCCATCCTGCTTTTGCCACAACGCCTTCCGGCAGCCACAACCTTGAACCTTGTTTGGTCTTTGAAGACTTCTTGTTGCCAAGGAAGTAAAGAAAAGTTCAGATCAGCCATATTTAGCCTCTACGTCTTGAGGCTCATCAGAGGTGTCGATGATCGTTGGCTCTTGCCCCAAACCAGTGATATTGATCGTGACTGCTGACCTTTGGCTCTTGTCTTTCTCAAACATTGAGATCGGTAGTGTTCTGTCAATGCACATCTTGAGCGCTGCCATCTGGCCTGGGTGGTCATCGTTGAGCGCAATGTCAATCACCTTCTGCGCTACATCCTTACCGCCAGACCGGATCATTAGTTCTTTCAACTCTTTGAGGCGCTGGTGATCCGTCTTGGGCAATACCTTGGGTGGGTTGTTCGCATAGCGCTGAATGGTCATCTTGACCGAACCCTTGGGACGACCAGGCTTTTTCTTTCTCTCTTCAGTTGCAGGGGTGAATTCCACTTTTTTCCTTTCGGGAAGATGGGTTTGGGCAATTGTAGTCCATTTCGCTTTTTCGGTGGGTGGGGTGTACCTACAATTATCACGGCGAGGCCGACCCCCTCCCCCCCATGCAAAACCGCCCAAAACCAAGGGTTTTCCCGATTCTGCTTTATACAATGACCATTATGTTAAGTTGAAGCAAAGATATCCACAGATATTTGAATACTTTGTTTGTACTCAGCAAGTTATCCACAGCAAACTGTGGACAAGTTGAACAAGACCCTTGTGGATAACTGGGTTCGGATCGGTTTGGGCGGGAGAAAAAAAGAGAAAGAGGCTGTGGGTGCATTCCACGCATACCTGCATACCAAACTGTATTCAAAACTGCATACCAAACTGTATACACTTTTGTGTACCAAAAATTTGTGAGGAATAAGCAAACCATCCAACCAGTTCAGGAATGCTCTCCAGACGCATCAAAACCCTCTGTATCGCTCTCAGACGCTTCGTCTGTACCATTGCCTACCTGCAAGCAATCAAGGCTCTTATGCGGTCTAAAACCTTGCATCCATAAAAATGAATAGACTTCAAGCAAATGATGAAAGCCAGCGGACATATCGCCACGGCCTGCGTGAACCAAAATCTTTTTCTCTGCGGGCTTTAGGATGCGCTGAAAGTATTTTGACTTTGGGTTAGCTGGTCTACCTACAGCCATAACAACCCCCAAAAAAAAGGGTACTCACGCCGCAAAGCGCTTTCCCCGAAGGTGCGACAATCAATGGCAACTGCGCGCACACGTTCATCTTATCACCTCAATCTCCACAGCGTACTCGCCTGGCCTGCCTGACCTTTGGGCATACTGCCAATCCACCAGACGATTGCCATCATCCACGCCAAGCCAATCAGCGACACCATCCCTGACTGCTTTGAACCCAGACTGCAAATTATCCCCATCCAAGCGCCTTGGCGCAACTCTGGTCAAAACCACAGTCGCCGGAAGCATCTCCACGCCAGAAGACTGAGCCACAGCAGCCAAGCTCATCCGAGTCCTCGTTCTCTGATCCCTCGTCAACTTCGCTTTGACCGCCCAATGCAATCTCATGTTCGCCACACTGACAATCTTCATGTTCATTCTGACCTCAATCATGCCAACTCCCAACCAACTCCCAACTTTCCCAACCTTGCCCGATTTCCCAAAAACCGAACCGAACCGAACCGAAACAGTTTACGAACCGAAACCGAATGGGTATGTATACCCTTTCGGTAAGTTTCGGTTCGAAATACCGACTGTTTGGGCTTCCAGTTTCGGTAAGTTTCGGTAAGTTTCGGTTAATTCGGTTCATAGTTTCGGTTCAACCGAATTAGCCGATTCGGTTACCGATTCGGTAAGTTTCGGTTCAATGATCTTCCCATCATTTGGCTTAATTCTATAGCCTTTGGAGTCCTCAAGAACCAGTAATTTTTTGACCAAACTGTCCACAACTTCCCTAAACCTGTTGGACTTGATGCCATGTTCTTTGGCAGATTCGCGCCACTCATCGTAGGTCACCAAGTCCACAATGCCGTTCTTTTCATGGTTCATTTGGATTGAAACCAAGCAGTCTAGGGTTTTCCTTTGGTTGCCTGCGAGATAGGTTTTCTTCTGGATTGAGTTAGTCAGGCCGCTGATGTCCACCGCCGTAAGGTATGCACCCCGAACTGGCGATCCGTTTTTGTCTTGGATGGGCAGGTCAACCTGAGTGATCTGAAAGTTCTTAGGTGCAGGCATTTCTGCATCTTTCATTTTCTTAGATTCAAAGGCTATGGTTTTAGTTCCCGAATCCAACTGGCAGCGATACTCTGCATCAAGCGCACCCTTCAGGGCGGTTGACCCACGGCTACGATCCTTATCTGCCACGCCTGAGTGGTGAACCACCAAGACACAGCATTTCCAAGGTTGGCGCAGATAAACATCCAGATGCTGGATAAAGGCATTCATGTCTTGGGTGGAGTTCTCATCACCGCCGTGGTTTCTGGCTAAAGTATCAATAATGATCAGGCTAGGGACAGTCCCAGCTTGCGCTGAAAGCTCCTTGATGCTCTCAGCCACAACAGCCGCTTCGGTTGCATCGTACAACTGCGCCGCCCTATGGCTCTTGTACAAAGGCGCTCCATCCAATGTCTGACCATTTCCCAACTGCCATGCCTTGAACCGCCTTGCAAGGCCGTTATGACCTTCTCCGGCAATGTAGAACACACTGCCCTGCTTGACCTCATGCCCATGCCAAGGCTTTCCTGTTGCTACGCAGCAGGCAATGTCGATGGAGACAAAACTCTTACCACCGCCTGGGTCACCGAACACTTGCGCTAGGGAGTCACTCTCAATGTAATCATCGACAATCCAATTGATCTGGCTAAGTTGTAAGTTATCTGCCCGAGTGAACTCAAACGCCAACTTGTCCCGCATTGGGCCTGCTACGCGCTCAATCTGCTCTTTGACTGCATCCAGACCTTGCAGGCAGTGAAGGTCATTGAAGTCTGTTGGTTTGTTGTCCACCATGTCAGACTCTCCAAATGATGGGTAAACAATCTCCCCAAACACCAGAGCCGCCGCAGCCCTGCCCTTTGCCACACCAGGGTTGCCCTCCGTGAACTGGTCATTGTCAGCGCCAATGATGATCTTCGAGCCTGGGAACATCTCTTTGGCACTCTTCGCTACCTTGGCTAAGTTCCCACAATCAAACGCCACAAGAACTGTGTAGTCTGTTGCCTCATGGATCGATGCACAGGTTGCAAAACCCTCACCAATGAACACAATCTTCCGATTCCCTCGCAACTCGTAAAATCCACCCTCAATCTTGCCACCCTTCAAGAACCTTTTGTTGCCATCTGCATCAATGGTTTGGTAACTTAGGATTTCCCCACCTTGGTTGATCACAGGCACAACCAACCTACCTGCACGATCAATCTTGATCCCATGAGCTTGGATATGTTTCCTCACAAGGTATGGATGATCGTCAGACGCATCTGCATAAGTCCCAACCTCATCCTCTGCACGTTCTGCTGCCACCGCCTGACTAGCCAGCCTGTCAGCTTCCTTCTTAGCCTTAACGTCTGCGATCCACTTGTCATGCTCAAAGCGCTCAGTGAACGACATCTGCCTGCCAGTATCTGCCACCCATTTGCTCTCAAACACTGGTTCTTTCCAACACCCTGCAATGCCAACAGGCACTTTGCCACTGGAATGCAAGATGTACCAACCATCCAATGCACCTTTCTTGGAAGATACATGAGCCACCCTGTGAATCTCACCATCTGCAATGATCTGGTCTTTGATCACAAGACCCGCAGCCTCACAATGCCTTCTGAACCCCTCTTCAGGGTTGATCAGGTCTTGGCTCTCTGTGGCAACTGCAAAGCCGTTGGGGAATATTGTTGTTAGGTTAGTCATTGTTGTGCCTCCACCAACTCAGGCCAAATAGACTGCCAACTGCCCTGACAGACCATTTGCCGAGTCAGCCGCCCTTCGCTCTGCTGCTCCACTCTGACAGCCTCCCACGCTGACATCTCCCTGCGCCCTGTCAGGCACTGGTAAAGGTACTGCTCGTTAATGCCAACTTTTTCTGCCAGTTGTCGGCGCTCATCTGGTGGTATTTGTGTGTTCATAGGACATCGACTCTAGCACATTGATAGACTTTTTTGGCAATAGGGAAAACACCTATGCAAATAATTCAAATATTTCTAGCAAAACGCTTGACGACATCTAGCGATCTGCTAGATAATTCATCCATGCCAACGAAATTGTTTGTTGGCATCACGCCGAGAGGCCAAAGGAAACAAAATGAACGCAGCAGAAATTAAATTTAACAAGCACATGGATGCACGCCAAAACCGCCGCTTGGCAGCAGAAGACAGATTCTTGGCGCGCATCGAAAAACGCGAAGCCGCAGCAGAACAAATGATTGGTGAACTCAACAGCGGCAAGTTGTACGTTTACCCAGTTGGCGGCAAGTACCGCGAAGGTACACGTAGCGAATTAATTGCCTTTCTTATCCGCAATAACTACGCATAAACCAAACGGGGCGCAAGCCCCCGAAAGAACAACATGAAACACCACAGACACTACCACTACCCCGAAGTCAAGAACGCAAGGCTCACCGCCCGCGCAGAAGCAGGTCTTGACCTTCTCACAGCCCTTGCCATTGGCATCAGCTTGGCAGCCCTACTGGTTGCATGGTGGTCAGCATGAAAACAGTCTTGATCCCCATCAAGCCCAAACTGACACGATGCGAAATTCTTGGTGTTTGTCAGTCTAAGCACAACCCATCCTGCAACAAACAATGTAGGAGAACTGCATGAACCCCACACCCGCCTGCCCCCAAGGAATCATTGAGTTCGCCTGCGAACTAGAAGGTGTCGATCTGGTTTGTCACCTTGAGTACATCCCTGAAGAACTTGGCGCACTCGATAGCCGTGGCTTATCTGATGAGCCTGACTACGCCGAAACTATGGAACTTGTCAGCGCCTACATCAAAGGCACAGACATAGACATTGGTCACTTGCTCTTGCAGGGCCTTGTTGATCACATTACAACCACCGCACTTGAGGACTATAAAAATGACGATCTCTGAACTGGCAACACTGCTACGCAAGGCCAAGCAAGCCGAGAACGAAGCCAAGGCCGAGCGCCTACGCATCGAGGGCTTGATTGAAGAACAATTTGCCAAACCCCAATCTGGCGAAGGAGTCCATAAGGATGAAGAGTTCACCATCACTTGGAAACTTACCCGTTCAGTGGACACAGATCGTTTATCTGCTGATTTTGACGATCTGCCAGACAACGCCCAAAGAGCATTTCGCTGGAAGGCCGAGGTCAACTTGGCTTACCTTCGCTCCCTCTCCGAAATTGACCCTGCCGCCTACAACAAGGCAGCAGTGTTCGTAACTAGCAAACCCGCAAAACCATCCATTGAACTGAAAGACTAACATGGCCTTCGATCTCTCATCCATCTCTAAAACCAAACGTGTACGCTCACCCAAGATTGTGGTGGTAGGCCAAGGCAAGATTGGCAAGACCACCTTTGCCGCCATGTCGCCCAACGCCATTGGCATCCTGACCGAAGACGGCGCTGATGCGGTGGACGCAAACGCTTTCCCACTGGCTTCTAGCTTGGTGGAAGTGTATGCCGCCATTGACACTTTAATTAACAAAGACCATGACTTCCAGACCTTGTTCATTGACAGTCTGGATTGGCTTGAACCCATGATCCAAGAGTATGTGTGCAAGCAGAATAACTGGAAGAACATTGAAGCACCAGGCTTTGGTAAGGGCTACGTTGCCGCCGCCGAGGAATGGCGTAACCTGTTGTCTGGTTTAGAAGTCCTGCGCTCTGCCAAGGGCATGGGCATCATCCTGATTGCTCACGACAAGATCAAGCGCATTGAAGACCCACTAACCGAAGGCTATGACAGCCATGTCCTGAAACTGCACGACAAGGCCGCTGGCCTAGTCCAAGAGTGGGCAGATGTCATTGGCTATGCAGGCTACCGCATCTTCACAAGCAAAACCGATGCAGGGTTTTCTAAAAAGGAAACCAAGGCCACGACAACAGGTGAGCGCATCTTGCACGTTGAACCCCATCCGGCTCATTGCGGTGGTAACCGCTTTGGCCTTCAGAATATGCCGCTTGACTGGACGGCATTCCAAGCAGCGCTTACCCAAGCGCAGTCTTGATCACCCCAGTTCGTAACTTTAACTTTTAGGAAATTTATCATGGCTCAGTTTAATTTTGACGCATCCCAAGTCGCCCCCCAACAGTCTTCAGGCCCACTGCCTGCGGGCGTTTATTTGGCTCACATTGTTGAGTCTGATGTTCAGCCCTTAAAGTCTGGCAACGGCGAAGGCTTGAAACTTACCTTTGAGGTCATCGATGGTCAGCACAAAGGCCGTAAGGTTTATGAGAACCTGAACATTCGCCACACAAGCGAAGACACTCAGCGCATTGCCCAGAGCCAACTCTCTGCGCTTTGCCATGCGGTCAACGTCATCAAGTTGATGGATACTGCTGCCCTGCACTTCAAGCCAGTTCGCATCAATGTGACTGTGCGCGAGGCAGTCGGGCAGTACAAGGCCAGTAACAACATCAAGGGCTATGAGGCCGCAGGTGGTGGCATCAGTGCACCAGCTACTGCACCAACTCCTGCGCCTGTTGCTGAAACCCCTGCATGGCCTACCGCCGAGCAAGAAGCCGCCAAGTCTAAAGCACCTGCTTGGGCTAGAAAATAATGGCTTTACTCCCACAATCAGTTTCTGATCCTGTGGCTGATGCCATCTTTGCCTTCTACAAGGCAAAGTTTGGCTCAGAGTTACAACGCCCCTACCTTGGTGCGTCAAGCATTGGCAAGCCCTGTCTGCGCCAACATTGGTACTCTTTTCGGTGGTCTAAGCCTGCTCAGTTCTCTGGTAGGCTTTACCGAGTGTTTCAGTCTGGTCACTTACAAGAGCCAAGGGTTTATGCAGACTTGGCAGCCATTGGTTGCACTGTTTATCAAATCAACCCCACTACGGGCAAGCAGTGGTCATTCACTGAACCCGCAACTGGTCACCACTTTCAGGGCAATGCGGACGGCATCATCACGGGCCTGCCGCAAGCGCCGAAGTCTCCGCACTTGTTGGAGATCAAGACCGCATCCGACAAGATGTTTAAAGATATGCAGAAAAATGGCGTAAAGAAGGCCAAGCCCGAACACTACGCGCAGATGCAAATATACATGAAGTGGAGCATCGATCAGTTTGGGGAAGATGGTTGTCAACGAGCGCTTTACTTTGTGGTGAACAAAGACAACGATGACATCTACACTGAGCGCCTAGAGTACAACAAGTGCGAGGCACAAGAACTGGTTAACAAGGCTATGGCTGTGATCACCGCACCCGAGCCACCAGTTGGAGTGTCTACCGATCCAACTTGGTTTGAGTGCAAGTTCTGCGACTACCAGGCGATCTGCCACGGCACAGATGTCCCCATGCCAACGTGCCGTTCATGCGTTCACGCCACGCCCGAATTGGGCGGCAATGCAGTTTGGTCATGCGCCTCCCACAGCACAGTTTTGTCAGAAGGAATGCAGCGAAAAGGTTGCAATGATCACCGCTATATTCCTATCTTGCTTGCTAAAACAGGCCATCCAGTTGACCTTGACCAAAGCGACAATGTGATCTACAAAATGGCAGATGGCAAACAGTTTATCAATGGCGATCCAGACAAAAACTTTGATCACATCAGTAGCGCAGAAATTCACGCCTGTGCAGACAAGACCGCCTTGGTGGATGAGTTTGCCCTTGATCTGCGTAAACAACATAATGCAAGGTTCGTATGACAACCCCACCAATTGACAACATTACATTGAGAGACTATTTTGCTGCCCAAGCGGTCATTGGCCTGCTTCACCAAAGTCAGCCCAATGTTTATGACCTAGCGCGAGATGCTTATAAATTGGCAGATGTCATGCTTGAGGAGCGCGAACTTGATCCTACGTGAGTATCAGTCCCGCGCAGTTATAGACTTGTTTGCTTGGTGGACAAAGCATCAAGAGGATCACGACATCCCTCTTTTGGTTTTGCCCACCGCCGCAGGCAAGTCTGTGATCTGCGCTGAGATTGTGCGCCAAATGTGGGATCAATGGCCTTTGTTTCACCCGCGCACTGTGGTGCTAGTGCCATCCAAGGAACTTGCCGAGCAGAACGCTGCCAAGCTCAGAGCCTTGCTTCCCCCAAATATCAGCGTTGGGTTTGTCAGCGCCAGCTTGGGCAAGAAGCAACACCAAGCAGATGTGATTGTTGCCACCATTGGAAGCATCCACAGGGCATCTCACCTGCTTGGCAACATCAAGGCTGTGGTGATCGATGAGGCTCATCTGGTGAGCCAGAAGGCAGGGGATGCAGGGATGTACCGCACCTTCTTGTCCAAGTTGGGTGAGTTGTGCGAGTTCAGGACTGTTGGCATGACCGCCACGCCTTTTAGGGGGAATGGTGTTTGGCTGACCGATGGGGATGAGCCATTGTTCACAGGCATTGCAAGCCGAGTGTCCATGCGCGAATTGCTTGATGCCAAGTTCATTGCGCCACTTGTCCCGCCAGATCGCATTGAAACCCGCATCGATGCCAGCCATGTTGGGATAGCCAACGGCGACTACAAGGTTGGCGAACTTTCCCGCGAGGTTGAAAAATACCTGTCCAAAGTAGCCACAGAAGCCTCCAAAATCGCCTCAGAGCGCAAGAAATGGATTGCCTTTACACCGAGTGTCAAAAACGCTGAAAGCCTGTCTGACAAGCTAAACGCACTTGGGATCGTAAGCGCCGTTGTTTGTGGTGAAACCCCCAAGCAGGAGCGCGAAGACCTGATTGCTCAGTTTAGGGACGGCGAGATTCACTGCTTGGTTACTGTCTTGGCTTTGTCGGTTGGCTTTGATGTGCCAGACGTTGACTGCATTATTTGGTGCAGGCCCACCAAGTCGCCAGTGCTTTATGTGCAGGGCATGGGCAGGGGTACTCGAATTGCAGACGGCAAGACAGACTGCCTGGTGCTTGACTTTACCGACACAGTTGAGCGCCTTGGGCCAGTTGACACCATCCAAGGCAGGGCTAAGAAAAGGTCAGGCCCACAGGAAGCGCCCTACAGCATCTGCCCCAATTGCGGTGAACGCAATGCACCCGCAGCTCTTGTTTGCATTCATTGCGGTGGTCAAATCCGAGAGGAAGAGGCTAAACCAATTGATGCAAGGGTTTCATTGGCAGCGCTTCTGTCAAATCGGGCAAGCGCCGATGACTTTGTTTGGCATGATGTAACCAAGGTTGGCTATGCCGTCCACCGCAAAGAGGGTAAACCCGACTCATTGAGAGTTGACTACTACGCTGGCCTGCTTATGGTTGCGACTGAATGGGTTTGTTTTAGTCACATTGGCTATGCTAGGCAAAAGGCCGAGAACTGGTGGCTTCGCAGGGAAAGAACGCACATCCCGTCTGGGACACAAGAGGCATTTACATGGACTTTATTTAACAAAATTAAAGAACCAATCAGAATTTTGACCCGTAAAAATGGAAAATACACCGAGGTAAAAGAACATGAATTTTATTGAACTCAACGCCATCAAGAGACATTTGGATAGTCAGGTCAAGCAGATCAACACTATCCAAGTCAATTGCCGACAATGTAATAATTTTGAAACAGGCATTTGTAAGCAGTTTGGAGCAAAACCACCGCTAGAGTGGATCACTGGCACAGTTGAGTGCGAACATTGGGAATGGGATCAAATCCCCTTTTAAGGAGACATCATGTTAGAAAAACCACCATATTCAAAGATCAGTTACCCATCTACGCCCACCAAAATGGGCAAAAATGGCGTTGTAGAGTTTAAATGGGAGTCTGGCGCTGATGTGCAGGCGCTTTGGCGCAAGCATGGTTGGACACCTCCTAGTGAGGGTATGCCACCCCCACCGCCCGAGCGTGATCGCATTTTGGATTCCTCGCCACTTCGGAGAGTGCGCTGATGATGCCTCCAATTCAAATGGGCCTAGTCAATCCTGTGCATAAGCTAAAGTTTTGCACTAAGTGCCAAGCAGACAAGCCACCAGAGGGTGGTGTTGATATGGGCGCAAAATGGAACTGCCAACTCTGTTGGGTCAGACGAATAACTGGTAAACACCTAAGACAAAATGCCAAGACCGAAACCACCTGAACCCCTATTGGGAAGACAAGTCCGAATGTCAGATAGACATTGGATGATCTTGCAAGAACTTGGCGGCGCTGAGTGGCTGCGTAAGCAGTTGGATAAGAACGCCAAGATGCCAGCCAAGTATTACCGCCGTGAACTGGACGCACCTTCAAAGAAAGAAGTCAATGACTAACCAAAGCGGCTGGCGCAAGCGCCAAATTCAAATGCCCAAGTTTGATATTTGGGAGCGCGAGAGCTTGGTTGATTTTGCAGGGGAGTGCTACGTCAAACTGTGCGAACAAGATGACCGCATTCAACAGCTTGAGTGTGACCTGAAGACGGCGCTTGAGGCTTATAGAGATTTAAGTAAGAACCTCTAAAGCATGGTTAATGTGTTTGATCCGGTCTTCCAAGCCAATAAAGCCACCATTGATTTTTTTGGTTAAAGTTTTGTAATCTTGGGAGTCTGCATACTGGTTGAGTTTATGGGTGTCCCAAAACCAACCCGCAGTCAGGGCGGCGTACTGAGGTGTAGCCACAAGATCAGGGTCTGCCCAAAAGTCAACACCCAGCGCCTTGCCAGCGTGGAAATACGAGCTAGAGCCAGTTAGCTGGATGCAACCTCTGCCTCGGAAACGATACCCATCACCTGAAGCCTCATCCCTGTTGCCCATACGATTTGCGTACACAGTATTGGCAATGAGCCTTGAATTTCGCTGACACGCCTGTGCCTTGGCAGCATCAAAGCGTTTAGGCCATGTCTTCATTAGACCAGCCGCAGAGTATGACAAACCCTCTTCTAGCATCCTGAAGTTCCCACATTCATGCCCACATTGACCAATGAAAGCCGCTTTTCTAAGTGGATTCATAATGTCAAAACGCTCAAAAGTAGCGTTAAGGGCATCTAACCATTGCTCACCAATGTGAAGTTGAGCCAACTGTTCTTTACTGACCATTGACTAATCTCCTTACTTCTTCATAGGCGTTGGCGCAGGCGTTGAGCTTGACAATGGCTTTGTCTCCTTCGGCTGCGATGTCGATAAGAGCTGCAATAGTCTGTCGCTCAAGTTCGGTTTCAGTGGTATCTGTGGGTTGTGGATTTCCAATGCTAATGGCGGCACTTGCATTGGCTTGTGGACAACTTGGGGCTGGGAGGCGCAGCCGACCAGTGCGAGCAAGCTCATGCATAGCAGACTGCTTTTTCTTGACATCATCTTGGGCCTTTCTGAGTTTCGTTTCCTGATCTTGCAGTTTCTCGCCAAGCTCTTTCTCTTTGGCTCTGGCTTCATCATTCTTTTGAGCAATGGCAATCTTCATGTCATTGTCTCTGTCTTCCCATCCAAAGTGATAGCCACCTCGATAGCTGCCAAACAAAGCAATGGCAATAGCTAAAGCAAGGTAGGGTAAAGGTATGCCAAACATTATTCAGCCTCTTTTCTAGCTTGTGCTAATTCTTCACGCTCATGGTCATCTTCTAAATGGTCAGGTGGGGTAGTTGGAGGAGGGCCAGGTGTCCAAGATTCATCTAACTCAGGATTAGTCCAAACAGGCATAGCACCAAATGGTTGGCTAGGCAAACCGCCATAAGCACCTTGAGGGTTATAGGTTGGAGGACTTGATTGATAACCACCTTGATAGCCGCCACACATAGGTTGTGTTGGGTTTCTTCTTTCAGCAAATGATTTAGCACCCTTGTTAATGGCAAACATTCCGATCAATGTGCTAATACTTCCAACCAATAAAAGCACAACGTCGTTCAAGAGCTTGGTAAAAGCGCTGTCTATCGGACTCATTGATTTGAGGGGCTGTGTGACAAAAATTACAGAATAAAGCATGGCAAACACTGTGAAGCCAAATACAAGCATGACAACAACCACAGAAAAAAGCCACGCATAAACCTTTATAAGCTCAATAGTTTCCTCTGTGCTTTTAACTTCAGAAAGTTTCATTTTTTGGCTTCCTCTTGCGGTTTAACTTCGTCAACTTTTTTCTCTAAGATAGGTGCAACCAAGTATTCTGGACATTGCTGAGTAAACAGACATCTAGGCTTTTGGCACTCTGGTGCATGGAAATGGTCAGGATTCTGGCACTTGTATCTGTAGCGATCTTCGCAACCAGTAAGCAGTAAAAGAAGCAATAAATATCTCATTTGCCTAATCCTATTCTACCCAACAGTAAATTAACGATCCTGTCCGACAAGTCATCCGGCAAAAATTTGAGAAAGCCAAGGGCGTATAAAGCCACACATCCGTAAACGAAGATTTTGAGGCATAGGTCAAAGGTCTTCTGATACTCATTCACCGACCACACCTTCTTGTTGCTTCACAGAATGTCATCAACTCATTGACGCCAACGAAAACTAGAAACAAAACAAAGCAGATTCCACCAATTGCCAAACCAATCTCTAGTTGTTCTTGCTCTTTCTCTTTGGCTGCTTTCTCTGCTTTCTTTAATGCACTTATCTCTTTAGCATCTGCCAAGTCCATCTCTGCTTGACGAGCCTTAATCTTCTGCCATACGTCAATTTTTCCAGATTGCATGAAAAGCATTTTTAGGCTTTCCTCAAATTCTCTCGCTTGTTCTAATGCCATCTCAATCTGCAAAGCTGTACCCATGTTCGAGCCTTTGCCAGACTGCTTGGCTTGAAGCATGGCTTTTGTAGCTACAGACTTAGCGTCAAATAGCTTACCAATTACAGGTGCTAGGGAAGAAAGGTCTTGGGCAACACCCGCAGCCTTCTTGACCATGCTGATTGCTGACTGTATGCCAGCTAGAGCGGTTAATGGATCGATGGGAATCATCTCTTATCTACCTTTTGCCACTCAAGGCATACTACCTTTCGGTTATAGACATCACCTGTCCATGCCCATCTAACACACCTGTATTCAGTTTTTTCTTTACTAGATACCACCAATGTAAACAACACTGACAGCACTAGTAGCCATTTCACGGGTACGCCCAAACAATAATGTAGCTACAAAAGATGACAAAGCAAGCAACACAGGCCGAAGCAATGATTGCTTCAACCCAATCTTTCATGGCTTTTGAGCCTTTTCAGCCTCATTCAAAGCCTGATTTATTCTGGCTTTTAATTTAGCGTTTTGCCTGTTTGTTTTAATTTGATTTATACCAACACGCAATGAAGTCAAAACAGGCGCTGGAATGCCTGTAAAAAATCCAGTCAAAGCCATTTCAGCGCCACCAACAGCAAAATTGTTTTTCAGATTCTCCATTAATGTGGCAGCAGTTCCTGAATTATTGATAAGAGTGCCAGGTGGAACAGTATTGATGTAACTTAAAACCTCATTTACATCACGAATGTTTTGTGCTCCTTTTTTGCCAAGCATAATATCCAACCGACCATTAGCATCGAGTGCTTCTGTTGCTTTGCGAACTGCGCCAGTATCAACTACTGGACGACCCTGAGAATCAGTGCGCCCACTCTTTACGGCCTCTTTGCGTAAGTAATCAACTGTTGCGCCCTGCAATTCACGGAAAGCCTGTTGCCCATCTTTTCCACTAGTGAAAAGAACTCTACGCAAGAATGTAATTTCTTCCGGTGTTGAGTTAAGAATAGACTTTTGAAATGCTTGGCTTGCCTCAATTTTTGGATCATCACGCCCACGAACTTTTGTCAACAAATTGGCAACAATTGCACGACCTTCGTATTTTATAGCTTGCTGTTTACGAAGTGCTCTAGCTTCCTTGTAAGCCTCACCTCCCAACCCTTCGGTTGACAAATCAATTGACTCTTTAAGTTCTCGTCCAAAATTCTTGTTTGTTGGGTCAATACCAATAGACTTGTTAATTGACCTTCTCAAAAGTTCTACGTCTGCCAAAGTAGAAGGTTGAGCTTGCAATGTGCCATCTTCTAATTCTTTAAATATGCCAAGCGACAAACCTTTTTCTTTTGCTACTTTTAAAATTGGTGCAACAGTGGCCTCTGGTGCATTTTGATTTAGGTAATCAGCAACATTTGTTATTGATGTGGGAACTTCAAGCTCGCCTTGTAATTTTGCTCGCTCATAAGCCGCTTTGGTTTTTGCTTTTGCGCCAGAATATCCAGACGACAAAGCATCAATTAATTTGTTTCCGGTCAAAGTCATGTCGCCACTTTTAGCAACGTCAGCACCTGTTTCATCAAGCAATTCATCAAATCTTTGCATGATTGAGAGATTATTTTGTTCTGCTCTGGTTATTAGTGGCTGACCAAGTGGCCCTTTAACTGCCTCTTTTTCAAAGGCAAGTTGTGAAGGCTCACGCTCTTTTTCGCCAAGTGTAAGTTTTACACCAAGACTTTCAGCAGTTTGTTCTCTCTGTAAACCCATTGGAGTAGCGGCAGCGCCAGCACTCCCCCGAGTTGTTTGGGTTGTTGGTGCAACATCTAAACCTAAAGACTCACGCACAATGGTTGGTGTCTTTTTGGCTGCGGCAACCACTTGGCCTGTACCCTGTCTAACTGCTTCAGCACCACGCAGTGCTGTAGCCGAGACAATGGGGGCAGCTTGCCGAACAGACTGACTCAACATACCAGCAGGCAAAGCACCAGGCAGCACTGGCGGCAACAATCCTGCAACTTGCCCAATAGCTTGAACCTGCTCCATGCCTGCCTCAGTCCTTGGCATATAGGTATATTGCTGTGCTCCAGCCCCCGCACGTTCACTAATTGCTCTAGCCGCCTGTGGTGTGCCAAATCTGCCCGCTTTTATTTCTTCACGAGCACCAGTTATTGCCCCACCAACTGTTCCAAATAAACCACCTGTAGCCGCTGTGCCTAGTGTCAATGCAGTTTCAGCAGCACCAATGAGTAGGTCAGCAAGGCCGCCTGACTTTTGTGGTTTAGGTTGCGATGTTTGAGCCGATGGCGTTGCTTGTGCTAAAGCAAATTTATATGCTTCTGCATCTGATAACTCTTTATCCGACTCCACCTCATACGTTCCGCTGTTGGGAATGGTAACTTCGTAACTAAATTTAGCCATTTTATTTACCTTCTTTTTTCTTTACAGTTACGCCAGATGGTATGTCTGCCGCACTAGCGGGTAAGTTTGACTGGCCTTGTTTTCCAGCTTGCTCCAACCAACCCGACAAATTGTTGCCTGGCTTGTTGAGGTAAGAAACCTGTTTAGTCAAATATCCAATCAATTTTTCTTGAGCAGCTTTTTTGTCAGTCAAATATTGTCTAAGGGCTTGGGGGCGCAAAGTTGTTGGAAGGGCGGTGTCAAGAGCAAGGTTAAGCTCTCCCTCTGACAAAGCGCCAAAGGTAACCGATCCAATCACATCCAAACCCAACTGACTTCTAACATTGTTTAACGTAATTGATGCCGTTGTAATATTTGGAAATTTGCTTGCAATAACACCTGTGTTTGCACCCTCGTCAATGGCTTTAATTGCATCATCAATGTTGCCAATATTTTTCTTGATTTTGCCAATCTCAGCAAACGCTTTGCCTACTTCTTTTGCCGTCAATTCGCCGCCAACCCTTGCTTGCGCTCTAGTACCTTGTGTTTCAGCACCAAACTGTTCTGATGCAATAATTGCGTCAGCCCTTGCTTGACCCGTTAAGTTTTCTCCTGTAGCCGACACCACTCTTGTTGTTCCGTCTTTCATAACAATGATTGTTGTGCCATTTGGAGTGACTTTACTTGACTGAACTTTTTCATTGCCACCCACTTTGGTTTCAGCATCTTTTTGTGCTATTTTTGTTGCGGTTTGATTTTTTGTTGCCAATTTTGACAACTCATTTCGTCTTTCATCCGCATCCAAGCTAGGCCACTGTGTTTCAAGTTCTGCTGCATACGCTCTTACTGTTGGAGTGATTGACCCAGACTGAAGCATTGCAGTGATTGGATTAGCCCCTGGTGGAGTTGGAGCAATTCCAGTTGGTGTCACCACATCATATGATCCAGTTGCTTGATTAAATGTAGCAAGCGTGTCGCCTTTTTTCAAGATTTTTGTTTCAGGCTCAACAGTCTTCAATATTTTCTGACCTGTCAATGATGTCCGCAATCTTGCTTCCACTGCCTTGTTGCGTGTGCCATCAGGATTAAATAATTGTGCTGCTAATTGATTAACAGATGCGGTTTCAACAGATGCTTGAGCCTTTGACAACTCCTCAAGTTGTTTCCGACCCTCTGGAGTACGAATCAACTCAGGCGCAACCCTACCAATGTCAAAACTTGGCGCAACAGCAGGAATGTTCTCAGGCATTGGAGTGCCTTGATCTGCCATCTGTTCACGTTCTTGAACGTCCAACATTTGAGGTCTTTCCGGAGTGCCTGGTTGAAAGGCACGTTGTGCAACAAGTTGAGCCAAAGAAGTTTGTCTTTGAGTTTGCATCTGTTGCGCCCTTACTTGTGCCGCATCCGACAATTCAAGCAATTTAAAAGCCAATGGGGTATTGCCCATTCGATTAGCCTCTATAGCCGCCGCCTCTAAAGACTTCGGATCACGCAAGTCCAAGCTCTGCAACAATTGAGATTGCTGAGTGATGCGCTGAAGTTGTGGGTCTTCAATACCCAAAGCACCCGCAAATCCACGACCTAATTGACCAACACTAGCTTGAAGTCCCGCTTGAGCCGCAGCACCAGGAGAGAGTTGAGCCAATGCAATGCCACGATTTAAGTCTTGCCCATATTGTTGGTTTTGATACATTTGTGGAGTCAAGCCAAACAGACCCGCTACGATATTTTCTGCCATGATGATTCCTTACAAATATAAGCCGAGGTCTTGATTTCCAAAGGCTAGACCAGTTCCGAAGCCTGATGCACCTAAACCAGTTCCACTAAATGCTGACTGAAGGCCACCACCAAGCAATCCACCTATTGCTGAACCAAACTGAGCATTAGGATTACCTGCCGCTATCAGACTTTGAGCGCCTAGATTTCTAGTTGCATCTGCACCTGTCGCCAAGGCTACGCTTTGCCCCGCACCTTGCAAACCTAATTGACCCACTCTTGCTCCCGCAGTAGATGCTGTTTGACCAAGTTGTGCGCCCATTTGGAAAGGTTGTTGACCTAAAGCCTCTAAGCCTTGAACTTGACCCATTGCAGTTGTGTAAGGAGCATAAGCGGCTTGTTGACCACCATAGTACTGACCCATTGTTTGAGCACCTGTACCAAGCAATCCTGCACCGAAAGCAACCTGTTGTTGACCCGCTTGTTGAGCCTGTGCCGCCAAGACAGCCTCTTGTTGCGCTCTAGCATTAAACAAAGCCTGTAGTTCAGGGGTTGTAGCACCATAAGCACCACCTTGAGCAACAGCCAAACCACCACGGCCTTGTTGTTGGAGTCTGTTTTGCAGATTAGCTAACTCTAACTCTCTGCCTGGTTGCAACAAAGCCATCTGTTGATTGAGATAGTTCTGTGCAACTGCTTCAGGAGATTGAGCCAAGTATTGATTACCAAGACCAAACAACCTTTGAGCACCTGTTTGAAGAGGAGCAAATTGTGCTTGTGCTTGTTCAGCTTGAGTCAAACCTTGTTGAGACAAAGCCATGAACCTGTCTTGTTGTGCTTTGGCTTCAGGGCTTAGTGTGTACCCTGCGCTTGTCAACTGACCTGTTACTGGATCGACTTGGAATTGTGAAGTACCAAAGCGAGTAGTCATGCCAACAGGTCTAAAAGCCGCAGATGCTTTAGCAGCCGCAGTTTCAGCATCAATACGGGCTTGCGCTCTTTGAGCCGCTTCCCTAGATTCTTGCATCTGAAGCAGATTACCTGCTGTGCCTAGTCCACCAGAAATCAGATTAGGAATGTTTGTTGTTCCACCAGTACCCAGAAGACTATTTACTGCGGTTGATACACCTGCATTGATAAGTGATGGAGGAATTCCAGTAGGGGGAACTCCAACAGGTGGCACTCCAGTAGGAGGAACAACAGTAGGTGTTAGCAATCCTGGTGTAGTTGTTGGAGGAACATAAGTAGGTGTAAACGCACCCGCACCCGCATTAAGAAGTTGTGCTTGTGTAGCCGCATCTGCCGCTAATTTAGCCGCCACAGATTCAGCAGTAATGCCACCTGCCGCACCAGTAAGAAGACCACTACCACCAGTCAAAGACGTAATTGTCGGAATTGTTGCACCAGTAGCTAAACCCCCCGCAAGGCTTGTTGCACCAGGAGTACCACCCGCACCACCTAATGCAAGATCAAGTTGAGCAAGTTGAGCCGTTGTTAGCAAACCAGGCCCTACACTAGCTGCCGCAAACTCTGCCGCTGATAAACCTAATGCTGACGCTTCTGCGGCTGTTAGACCTAATCCTGCGGCTTCTGCGGCTGTTAAAGCTGTTGTACCTATTGTTGCACCAGCAGGTGCAGTACTTAACAATCCTTCGGAAACACCAGGTATACCAAATGCAAGTGCCGCTAATGCCAAACCAGTCAAAATGGTTTTCTTATCGCTTGTGTCTTTACTCCATGTAGAGATAATAGGCTTGCCTTCAGCATCCTTTTTAATCTCATAAATAGTACCGCCACCGCCTGTAAAGGTAGAACCAAAACGTCTATTTGTTTCAGTTGCATCTACTTGGCTAAGATCAGTAACACCTTCTTTTGCCAAATGACGAGCCATATCCAAGACAACTTGTTCTGCCGCAGTTGGGGCTTTACCAAGAATCTTAGAGGCTTCATCATAATTAAAGCCAACACTTTCTCCAGAAGTTTTAAAAACTCCACCTCTTACTGCATTAGGATCAATGGATGGAGTAATCTGTTGAGCTAATTTAAGAATAGTTGCAGTATCGTATACTGCACCCTGATAGTCAGTAACAGTTGGCGATAATGCCGTAGCATATCTAACCGCAACATCTGCCGCAGGTGCGCCAGTAACCTGTGCTAAACGAGTAGGAGTTACTCCTGCCTCTTTCATTGTTTGAGCAATAAGTTCATCACTTGCATTTGGATTAGCGTTAAACCATCCAAGAATGTCAGCGTTAGTTACAGTCGGCACTGGAGGGGGCATTTGTACAGGGCCACCAAGCAATCTCTCTGGAGGAGGAGGGGCAACAGAAGGCGCAACTGTTGGAGCAACAGGAGCAGCAATTGCCGCTTGATAACGATTGACAACCTCTGCAACAGGCGCACCAGTTACCTCTGCTAGACGAGTGGGAGATACTCCCGCCTCTTGCATTGTTCTGGCGATCAGCTCATCACTTGCGCCAGGATTCGCATTGAACCATCCCAAAATATCCGCATTGGTTACTTGAGAGGTAGAAGTTCCTCTAGGAAGTGGCTTACCAGTAGCAGACAGGTATTGTTCAGTGGTTACACCAGCCTCTACCATTGTCTTATAAATAAGATCATCATTAGCATTAGGATTGGCGTTAAGCCATCCCAATATGTCTGCATTAGTAATTGCCATGATGTTTACTCCGATTCTTTAGGAACTTGCGCTTCAGCCTGTTCTTTAATCTTTACGATAAGAGGCCACACGCCTGATTTTGCTGGCATCTCACCAAGCACATTCAAGATAAATTGCACTTCGTTTGCGTCTAACTCTAATTTCATGCTTGACTCCACGGAGTTCCTGTTGCAGTAACAGGGTTCTTCTGCAAAGCAATCTGAGCCGCCAGAGCATCTTCTGTGGCTTGCTTATCAACTGTTTCCCAGACCCAATTCAATACTTCTGCTTCAGTAACTGAGGCATAAGGTATTGTTGGTGTTCCTGCTTGCCAAGATGCTGTGGAGTAGATGGAAGCCGTGTAGTCGCCATCAACCGCAGTTGCAGTCCAGTGGGCACAATTTATGAAACCATCTGCTGTGAGATAGTCTGTCTGAGTAATTTTCCAAGTAGTTGAGATAGTCATGATATTTTCCTTTTAAAGATTAGCGGCATCAAGTCGTGCCTTGAGTGATTCAATGATTGCTTGTTGTTCTTGAATAGCCGCAGTCAATGTAGCCACCAAGAATGATGTGTCAATGCCTTGGTACTGAGGATTGCCATTAGCATCCACAGCATCTTTTTCGCCACCAACACATTCTGGAACTATTTGAGCAAGTTCATGTGCAATGAATCCTTGACCATCAGACCCATCAACTTTCCATTTATAAGTGACTGGTTTAAGTTGTGAGATTTTAGACAATGCGCCTGTCATTGACTTAATGTTTTCTTTTAGGCGGTAGTCTGAAGATGTAAGATAAGAAGTAGATGTTCCACTTATTTGAATTCTGCCAACTTGCCCATTTCCGTTTTCAAGAGAAACAATATTGACCGCACCTGTTCCTGCGTTATAGCAAGTTAAAGCAGATTGACCTCCATTTGCACTACTTATAACAACACGACCATCAGTACCTGCACCAGAAGGGTTTAGACTCGTAGTCCCCACCAGCAAGTTACCGCTAGAGTCTATTCTGGCTCGTTCTGTGCCATTAGTCTGAAACGTCATTGCGGCATTTGACTGCTGAATAAGGAAAACATCCCCGCTATTACCTACTTTATCAATGTAAAAATAATCAGAGCCACCAAAGTTTGCCCCGTCTGCATCTAGCCACAATCTTGCGTTACGAGAACCCGCAGTTGCGCTTGAATTGGCATAAAAGCCACCACCCGCATTATTTGTGGCTGTTGCATCGCCTGTCCTAAATGTTGCTGTTGCTACATTACCAGTTCCCGCCACAACCTCAATTTTTGCCGCTGGCGAATTTGTACCAATACCTACATTGCCTGACGAGTCAATACGCATACGCTCAACAAGGTCAGCTTCAGAAGTATTGTTGTTAGTTGAAAAAGTTAAAGAACCACCCCAATTATTGCCTGTTCTTGGTGACGCAATACGCCCTGTAACCCAAGTTGAATAAGTGCCTTGGTCTTGTCCAAAATCAATGGCTGTTCCGCTTCCAACATCGTAACCGCCAACAGTTGCAATTTTTATAGAGGGAACAATAGTTCCAGAAGAATAAGCCACAACCACATTAAGTTTTGTACTTGGCGAACTTGTACCAATACCCAACCCTGTTGAGTTAAGTGTGGCTCTCAAATTATTAACAGTCCAAAACGTCAATGCGGCATTCTGGTATCCAATGTATCCGTCTGCGTTAAAACTGTTTACAAAACGCAAATACATATCTGTGCCAGTAGTTTCAAACCTTGCAACCTCTGACCCAGATGATGCAACATGAAGTTTTGTACTTGGCGAACTTGTACCAATACCTAAACTTGAGCCATCAAAGCTTAAAGCAGACCCAGTAGCCAATGCACTAGAACTAGATGCGTACACCACACCGCCTGATGTGAATGATGTTAGGTTTGTACCGCCATTGGCAGTTGGTAGTGTTCCTGTTACTCCAGTTGTCAAAGGCAAACCAGTTGCATTAGTCAATGTTGCGCTTGTTGGAGTACCCAATACTGGTGTCACCAATGTCGGAGAAGTCGCAAACACCGCAGAGCCTGTTCCTGTTTCGTCTGTTAAGGCAGCCGCTAAATTTGCACTTGATGGAGTCGCTAGAAAGGTTGCTACACCAGTTCCTAATCCTGATACACCTGTAGCGATAGGAAGACCTGTAGCGTTCGTTAAGGTTGCGCTAGTAGGTGTTCCAAGAATAGGTGTTACTAGGGTAGGAGAAGTAGCAAATACTGCTGACCCTGTGCCTGTCTCGTCTGTCAAAGCACCCAAAAGGTTAGCAGAACTAAATGAACCCAAAGAGGTAGCATTGCCAACAGAAGTAACTGCACCTGTTAAGTTAGCGTTAGTAGTGACGTTACCCGCAGTAAGACCTGAAGCAGTGCCTGTGATGTTTGTGCCTACCAAAGCAGATGGAGTACCTAAAGCAGGAGTTACCAAAGTGGGGCTATTGGCAAACACCAAAGCACCTGATCCAGTTTCATCTGTAACGGCAGAAGCCAAGTTTGCTGAACTAGGAGTAGCCAAGAATGTAGCCACACCTGTACCCAAACCACTTACACCTGTAGAGATTGGCAGACCTGTTAAGTTAGTTGCCACGCCAGAAGCGGGCGTTCCCAATGCGGGAGTCACCAGTGTTGGCGAGTTTGACAACACTACTGAGCCTGTACCTGTAGAGCTAGTTACACCCGTACCACCATTAGCAACAGGAAGAGTTCCCGTAATGTCGGCAGTAGAAAGAGTGACTGCATCCCATGAGGCATTTGTGCCATCAGTTTGAAGATACTTGTTAGCGTTACTTGTTTGGCTAGGCAATAGGTTGTTCAGAGCCGCAGTAGCCGTAGAAGCACCAGTACCGCCATCAGCAACCGCTAAATCTGTAATACCAGTAATTGAACCACCAGTAATTGCGGCAGAGGCATTGTCTGTCTTAGTCGCAATGGCAGTAGCAATGTTGTTGTACTCAGTATCAATCTCTGTACCTCGCACGACCTTGAGTGGATCGCCAGGGGTGAGGTTGTCTTTGGTAGCGAAATTCGTGGATTTTGTGTAATTCGACATATTAGGATATCTTTCCGTTCTTAGATTGAATCTCAATCTTCTGAATTGACAGTTGAGTGCCGTTGATAGTGGTTTCGTAACCTGTTTGAACAATTTTACCCGCACCAGAAGCATTTACATCTAGTGTCTTAATCAAGAGTCCACCTGAATATTCTGCTGTGCCGTATTCAGCAAGGCCATACTCATAGTTCTGTTGTTCAGGGATAAAAGCATTTCCTGACAGATAGTTGGCAGCAAAGTCAAAGCCCCACTTAATCGTTACAGTTTGGTTAGAGCCACCAATGATGATTGTCTTGATTCGCTTCAGAATAGAAATCTGATTCTCATTACCAAGGTCTGCATGGTTAGTAAAGTAGCTCAATCGGTAAGTAGAAGTGTTATCTAAAAAACTTCCATACTTGCCAATAAAGCCACTCTTACCAATATACAGATCACCATTCCTGAGTGAGTACAGAGCCGTAGGTGTGATTGAGTCCCACTTAGTTACTCTGTATGCCCCATCTTGCAATTGCATCTTCGTGTCAAAGCAAAAGACCTGTGCTGTTACTGGTAGGCTCAACAAGTAAAAAGCATTCTTCTCTGAGTAAACAGACTTCAGATTAGCCAAAGTCTCTACCGCCAAAGAAGCTGATAAATCAGAACGAACATTCTTGGACAAGTCTCTTAGAGGTGCAGACTTCTCTTGAATTGTCCTCATCAGTGAACGAACACCTGAGTCTGACAAGAAGATCACATCAGTACCAATTGACTGAATAGTATCCCTTGCAATACATCCTATTGCTCCTACTGTGTCACTTAGAACAAGAGATGCGGGAGTAGAAGCACCTGAGTAGACAAGAATCTGACGTTTACCAAAGATAAACAAGAAGTCATTGTGAGCCGCTAGACCCATCACTTCATCAGCACCATTAGGCCAGACTCTTGAAACATCCAATGAGCCTGAAGTGCCACCACCCCATACATGACCTGCAATCAGGTCTGAGAATGTAATGGTTACTTTGTCTGTGGAGGTGTTAGCAACCCACAAACGACCAAACGCTGAAATAGCAATATTTGCTTGAGGAACAGTTGCAACATAGCCCGACTTCTCAGAGACTCTGCGATAAGTAGTTGTACTTACTGCGGGGTCATAAATTAGTGGATCGTGACCAGTTTGGAAGAAGTAAGCTATGCCATTCAAAGATGCACATTGCCAATTGGATGCCGTAATAGTAGGAGCAGACCCACCACCACCATAGGTCAACTCAGTCACTGCGTTGGAAGTGCCAAGTTTAAATATCTTGTTATTTCCCGCAAACAGAACTGTAAGAGTCCCGTCAGTCTGGACTAGCTCATGGATAACACCCACATTGTTAGAGCCTAGATTGCCCGATGAAGAGTTAACAAGTGTGTAGCCTTTGCGTGAGCCAATACGTCCAAATTGGTCAATGACACAGTTGGCAGCAGTCAAAGCAAAGCCAGAAGATAAATCTAGGGGCGAGTCTTGCGTGTTCAGGCCATAAAAGCCTGGTGCGCTAATGCTTTGACTTTGTAGAGGAGCTGCCATTAGACCGCCACAAAGTTATCTTCAGGGTAACGAGTGCTTTCCAATGCAATAGCGTCAGATAGCATCCCACGGAATAAAGCATAAGCCTCATTAGAAGCAGTCCCTCCATCCTCACCACGCTCAATCAAGCCACGAGCATAGGCACTCTGGGCGACCAAATAGTCCAATACTTTGACTGAAGTGCCATCAGCAGACAGATTAGCCTGTGGGATGGTCAAATCAAACTTGAGTGTATAAACACCATCAGGAACGGGAAACAGGTCAATCTTTGTGTCGCCACTACCATCTACCCCGTTAAAGCAAAACTCGCTAGGAATGGACTGAGAAGGTGTGCCAAAGTTTAGCTTGCGGTTCATATCCGCAGTTGTAGTGTTGTCTAAAGTTATAACACTGGTAGTGTTGATAGCATCGTTAATACGGAACTTCTGACCTGCACCTGTCAAAGCATAAGAACTTGTACCAGAAGTAGTACTAATTGTAATTGTTTGTCCTAAGACATTCCAATTATAGGAATCTTCAATCTGACGCTTGGCATCATTAACAAATTTGCCAATCAAAGAAGAATAAGTTGTTTCGCCAACAGTAGATACTGTGCTTTCACGCAAGCGAACCAACACATCGTTAACAAGTTCTAAGTAGGTCATGTTCGTTGCGCTCCTGATACTTCAAATGTGGCAATAAAACTAAATGTACTTGCACTTTGAGTAGTAATTTGAATTCTATCGCCTTCTTCTAAAACGATATAAGCATTGCCATCAAACTGAAGGTATTGCTTTGAAGTCAAGTCGTAGTTAGTAAGAATATCCAAGGTGGTTGCAGCACTTGCGTCATACCATTGAACAGTAATGTGCTTAGTCGAACCGCCAGTGTTGTGAATGTACATCACAGTAAACTTGGCGTAATAACCCGTAGGAACTGTATAAACAGTTGTCAGCGTATTAGCTGTTGGGTTAAGTCCGACAGATACTGGTCTCACTTCATATTCCTCTTAGAGATCGCTTTAGCTTTAGCTTTAGCGTCTTCCTTGGACGTTGCGCCCCAAGCTCTAAGAGAAAGTAAAAGTCGGGTAGGCTTTCCATCTTTCATCTCAGCGCCAGGCATATTGCCCATTCGTGCTAAAAAGGATGCCCTACGAGGGTTATCTCCCGACTTGACTGGTGGCTTTAAATTGCCACCTGTTTCTGCATTATACGATGCTCTGCCTTTGGCATTCAAGCCCCCCTTGGGGTTTTTTCCTTCTTTTGTTTGCCAAGCAGGAGATTTCATTTCTTCTTTGCGGTCTTAGCCGCAGCCTTAAATGCCGCCTCAGTAGGAGCACCTTTAGAGCCGACCTTACGCATCTTTTCCTTAGAACCTGCTTTGATGCGTTCTTGTTTGGCATTGATGTTAGCGTATAGACCTTGTTTCATTTCTTACCCTTTGGTTTAGACATACCTGCTTCGGATAAAGCAATAGCCAAAGCCTGTTTTGGATTAGTAACGACCTTTTTATTGGTAGTCAACTTGCCCTTGCCAAACTCAGTCATCACCTTGCTGATCTTCTTTTGGGCTTTAGTTTTCATATCAGTACATGATTTTGGCAGTGATTGTGCCAGTTACATAAACTGTGCAATTGGCTCTTAAATACTTAGGCGCATTTGCCACAGTAATAATGCCATCACCAGTTAAGGCTGTACCAATCGTTGAATATGTTACCCCGTCCAAACTTCCTTGCAAAGCAACAGTAGCACTTGTAATGCCTGAAACTTGTAAGAATGCAGGTTGACCAGGATCAGCTTGAACTGCGGTTGATGCGCCAGTAGCGACAACGGCATTCAAAAGTGTAATTGGAGCAGTTATTGCCATTATTTACCCCTTGTGGATTTCTTCATCATATTGGTAGCAGTACGACCACCACGGGTAGGCATGGCTTTAGGCTTACCAATAGCAATCATTACAGTAACGGGCATAGATTTCTTCTTGCCATACTCTTTGGCTTCTTTCTCGCCTTTTTCTGTGTATGGGAATTTCTTGTTTCCAACTTGTGGCATATAAATCCTTATCGAACTAGCTTGGTTGCAATGAAAGAAATGATACCGCCAACAACAGAGGCGATAGCCATTCCAACGAAAAAGCCACCTTTAGACTTGTTTGCCATTTCTAAAAGCGTTTTAATATCTTGGCGAAGTGCGTGGACTTCTGCTTGTAAAGCCTCAACTTGAGCTTCCAATTTGCCAAATTCTCTTGGATCAATTTCCGACATTTTCAACCTCTTTTTTTGGTCTTCCAACCTTAGGTTTGTCTTCAACTTTCTTTGGAGTTTCCTCAACAAGGACGTATCCTTCGTGACCTTTCATGCTATCAATATCATGCTGATAGGTGAAAGTAACTGTGTTTCCCGACTTTAGACAACGAAAAGTAGCCATAAAAACTCCAAAAAAAGGGGGGTATTAGCCCCCTTTAATTAAACTGCACGACCAATAATCAAGGTCAATGTAGTTGATGCCAAGTCTACAGAACTGCCTGTAGGGTTGTAAGACACGATAGTAACTGTATTAGCGGCTGAAACATAGGCTCTACGAACCAAACCTGCCTCAGAAACGCCAATAGACATACCGATAACCATATCGCCCAAAGCAACGCCTGGAACTGTAACTGTATCTGTATCAGTTGCAGTAGTAGCTATTGATGCGGTGTTTAGAGTGCATGAAACTTCCCAA